GCGCCTGAATGGCGGGGTCTACCGCCGGGGTGGGCGGCGGGGGCGGCGGGGCCGGGATACTGGGTTTGCTGAATAGGCCGGACATAGCGGAAATCCGAACGTGATGTGATTACCGCAATGTACCACATGAAGGCAAGGCCGCGCCACTATCGAAACCGGGTGCACGATAGGAACATTCAATCGGCGCGCGACTGTGGCCGTGGCAGAATGCGTTCGTCGTCTGGCGCAACCACCGACAAACTCGCAAACTTCGGAAGCGGATAGCAAGTTGGCTGCTGCCGGGGCATTCACCCCCGGCCTTCGCTGGTTCGATTCCAGCCTTAATCCGATGACAGCCGGGAAAGACCGGCTCACCCCAGCACCGAATAGTCCATGCCTTCGGCAACTCGGTTGCGCCGGCCGCCGCTGCGCGACGTCCTGGTGTCCGTGCGGGAAACCCTAACAGCGAACGTCAGCGCCAGGGCGTCGGCGTCGTCGGGGCTGTGGTAGCCGCGCGACTTCATCTTCTCCTTCGACTCCAGCATCAACTTGTCGGACGTGCTTGACGCGAACCCGTATTCCGGCGCGCTCAGATCGTCCATCAGGCGGCCTTCGTTTTCGATGCAGCCTTCGCCCAGCCAGTCGCGCATGCGCCCCCAGATTTCAGTGCGCTTGTTGCCGAAGCGGTCGTCGTCTGCTTTAGCTCCGAACTGCACTTCGACCACGCGGTAGCCGCGGTCCTTCAGGATGTCCACCACGCCACCGCCGACGCCGCCGCCGTCGATCGCCACGCTGTCCGGTTTCGTCTCATCGATCAGCTCGGCGATGCGGTTGGCGCTGTACACCAGATCCATGGACTTCCAGCGGATCGCCGGCCGGCTGCGTGCGTCGCGCCCTTGTCGCCAGCGCACCACACATTCGTCGTCGCCGAAGCGCGCGATGTCGCAGCCCATGATAAGCGGCGCGCCGCGGTCTTCCGCCGCCAGCTCGCGGGACGCTGCGAGATCTACGACCTCACGCGAGATAAACTGCTTGTCGCCCTGCTTCGGAAATTGGCCGTAGACTTCGACGCGCGCTTCGTCCGAGTCCGCGCCATACTGCCGGATGATGCCTTCGTACACCGCCAGGTCGGTGCCTTCGACGGTTCGGCTGTCAATGTGCTCGCCTTCCCAGAAGTCGCGGTTTCGGTGGAATGTTTCGAAGAAGGCGCCGGTGTTGCGTCGCGGGTTCGAGAAGCAGAACCAGTATCGGTCGATGGTCGGTTCGGTGAAGAAGCCTTCCGACACGTCCCAGATCGCCTTCGGGATGCCGGACGCCTCATCGAAGACCAGCATGATGCCATTGTGGTTGTGGACGCCGGCGAACGCATCGGGCGTTTCTTCCGACCACAGCTGGGCCTGGGCGTAGTAGTAGCCGCAGTCCACCTTCAGCTGCTTCTTCAGCAGATCTTCGAACCAGGGCGCAGGCTTCAACGCCATCGCCTGCTTTTCGAACCAGTGGCTGTTGATGGCCATGGCGTGCCACTTGCCGACTTCCGCCCACGTCCTGGACTTCAGCTGCTGTTCGTTGTTGGCCGTGACGATCGTGCTCGAACCCAGGCGCGTCGACAGCATCCACAGGACCAGCCACGCGACTTCCGCCGATTTGCCGATGCCGCGGCCGGACGCCGTGGCCTTGCGCAGCATGCGCAGCGCGGCCTTCTGCGCTTTGGCCATGTGGCCATCGCTGATGTGCTTGGCGATGCGTTTGAGCTGCTTCGTCTGCCACTTCCTGGGCCCGGTCTGATGTTCCAGCGGGGTGCCCTTCTGGCCCCATGGGAATGCGAACATGACGAAGGCGTACGGGTCGTCCGCAATCTGGGGGCTCCAGATTTCCGTCATCAACGCCTGTTCGGTCTTGGCGTCGTATAGGGGCTTGGGTTGGCTCATGCCTGCTTGTACCTTTCAGCCAACCAGGCGGTGGCTCGCGCAACCTGCTCACGGCTTACCTGCGCGTTGTGCTCGAACGACCGAACGACGTGATCCAAAGCGCCTATCAGCTGCACCTCTTTACAGGCGTTCTTGAGGATAGGCACTTCGACCGCTGCGGCCTGTACGGTGTCGAGGGGCATGGGTTGGGTCATGCGCCGCCGATGCCGTCCTGGCGTAGATACGCGAGCACCTTCTCGCACATCGCCTGAAGCTGCTCGCGCGGCATGAACATTTGCGAGGTCTGCGGATTCGTGCCGCCGCCGCCCTCTTCGCGCAGCGACACCTTGATCGACTTGCCGTCCAAGCTGTCGGGCAGCGCGTTTATTGAGACGTACGCCGGGTAGGCGTGGCCCTTGGCGTCGGTGTAGGCAAAGATGTTTTCCATGCGAGGTCCTTCCCCGAAAAATTTTCAAAAAATAATAAATTTGGTCGCAGCCATACCGTGAGAGGCAGCGTCCGCGCCGAGCGCGCCCCCACCCCCACCCCGGCCCCGGTCAAGCTCATGGGGCCCCCTTCGGCTTGCGGCCACGCTTCGGCTGCGCTGGAGCGGCACCGGCCGCCTGGTTCGCCCGAGCTGTCAGGCTGGAGCGGGCCGGCGCTGCGGCTGGCGCAGGCGCTGGAAGCTGGGCGTTTGATTGTTCATCAGCGGGTCCAAGGTCGATTATGTCTTTGTAATCAACGACTTGTGAATACGGCTCATCGCGCTGGTCGCATACTGGTCGCAAAGCGCGGGCGCGAGCGTCCTGCAACGCGCTGCCAATGTCGATGGTTTGAGTGACGTTGATGTCCATGCGGTCGCCCCAGTCGCGCGGCGACACCTTGGAGGCGAACCACTGGCGCGCCTGGATGCGATTGCGCGCCTTCTGGGGGTCGTCCTCGCTGTCGGCGATGTGCACGATCTCATTGGCCAGAATCTCGGCGCGAAAGCGCTTCGCGTCCGCGTAGGCATCGAGCAGGTCGGGGTTCTTTTTGAGCGTTTCGTAGAACGCCTGCGGTTCCATTCCAACGTCGCGCAGGAAGTCCACCACGCTTTCCCCGTCGAAAACGGCCTTTATGCACGCCTTGCAGGTATCAAGCGCGGCGTTAGACACATTCGTAATAAGGGCGGATTGGCTCATGCAGGCGATCATACCCGAGTGATGTGATTTGCTCAACGCATAGCCGCAGCCTATCAGCCTGAAAGCCGCAATAGTTTGCAAGTGTTGTGCAAACGGAAACATACGCCTAACAGCCCGATCGCCTCATCACCTACAACGCCCTTCGGGGCGTTTTTCATTTGCAGGCCCTGATGGCCCACGGCGCGAGATAACCGGCTGACCGCCTAAGCCGCTCCACGTCGAACAGGTCTTATCTATAACCGGCCTTCGGCAACTAGCACCCCGAAACCCGCATGGTTACTGGCTTTTCTATATACTCTACTCTCTCTCTATATAGATATTAAGAGAAGGTAGTAAGAAAGACTGCGAAGTTGCGGGCGGCCATGCGGTATTCACATCACTCGCAATTTCGCATACAATTCTCACAGCCTGGCCCGACTTCGAAAATTAATTGCTCTCTCTGGAGCTAACGAGAACCCTTTTAAATCAAGGACTTATCGAAGGGCCGGCATCCATTCTCATCTACTTCAGGGGTATTTATGACCGACACCAAGGACTTGATGCTGGCGTATCTGCGCCAACATGGCGAGTTGACCGGGCAGGCGCTGTGCGACCTGGTCCGTGTTTCAACGTCCACAGGCTTCAAGCATCTGCGCGAGCTGCTGGCCGACGACAAGGTGCATAAGCCGCGCCATGGCCGCTTCGCGCTCGGCCCGCATGTGGCCCACAGGGTTGAATCGTTCTTCTACAACCTGGTGCGCACCAGGCCGCATGCGTTCTGGGACGTGGCTTCGTTGCAGAAAGCCTACAAGGACGCGCACGGCCGCAGCTGGCCGAAGATCCTGGTGCAGCACTGGATGGACGAGGCGCGGCGCAACGGTGCGATTGAACGCGTCGACATCGGCAAGCGAAACGACCTGAAGCCCTATTACCGCTGGAACCCTGCGCACGTCGAACCCGCCGACCTGGCCGACCTGCTATCTTAAATCCACCAACGCAAACGAAAGGAAATCATGGAACTGAACGAGCGTAAGTTGCTGGAGCTGGCCGCGAAGGCGGCCGGCATCAAAGGCCCTTTTGTCGAGAAGTGCCCAGAGGCAGGGCATCCGATTTATTCCTGCGGAATTAGCCGGGGCGCCGTCACCCCTTTGTGGAATCCGCTGACCGATGACGGCGACGCGCTGCGCCTGGCGGTGAAGCTGGGCATCGACATCATGGTGGACCGCGAGAACGGCAGCACCTGCACGTCGTTCATGTTCGGCGAGGCTGGGCTAAACACGTTCGAAAACTGGCCCCCAGAAATGGCCGCCACCCGTCGCGCGATCGTCCGTGCAGCCGCTCAGATTGGCAGCGCGATCGCCTGAAAAAGAAAAAGGGCCCAGAAGGGCCCATCTTGAGTTCCGCCCATTCGGGCTGATTTCAAACCGCAAGCAAGATCACTGCTTGATCCACGTCACCACCGACGCGCTGACGACCATCGCCGTTTCGGACTCGCCGCTGGACGGATCGAACAGCCGGTACTGTCCCGGCTCGTAGCCGTGCTTCAGGATGCGGACGGCCCGCATGCCCGTCTTGGCATATTCCACGATGGCCAATCGGCCGACCGCCTCGGGCATGATGTAGTCGACCGGGCGGAAAAAGATCAGCCACCCATCCCTGTAATCGCTCGTCATGTGCCGCACCGCCACCGTGCCCTCGGCCGCGCCTGGCGGCTTCGGCGCGTGCTTTGGCCCCATGTTCGTCTGGGGGTGGATGACATGCTTGTCGTCCGCCCAGCCGACCAACGGCACCATTTCCAGGCCCGACTCTTTGGGCAGGTCCACGCCGATCTGTGCCAGCACATCCGGCAATGGAACGCCAAGGATCCGCGCCATCTCGGCCGCTTCATCCGCTGAAATAACCCGCATCCCCCTAAGCATCAGGGACACCGCGGATGGGTCCAGGTTCATCATCTTCGCCAGTTTGCGCTGGGATAGATGGCGGTCCGCCAGTGTGTCTTGGAACCACCGTGTGTTCACGGCTG